GACCAAAACAAACTGCCTCTGCCTATAAGTTGTTGAAAGAGATACCAGATACAGTAAAACTCAAGCAAAAACTACTTGAGAAATACGATACCCTATCGATGGGGTATCCGCCTTTGGATTCAAATGCTCTACCTAAACCTAAACCTAAACCTAAAGAAAGAATAACTTCTTCTTGTTCCCGAAATTCAAAACCTGAATTTCTTGAACGAGTAGAGAAACTTAAATCTCTAATTCTACAAAATAATCCAAAGGCAAAACCTAAAACTACTAACTGGGTGAATACTGTTCGGCTTATGGTAGAAAGAGATAGTCGGACATTGGGGGAGATAGATGAAATTATAGGCTTTTCGCAACAAGACGATTTCTGGAAGGGTGTAATTTTGAGTATGGGGAATCTTAGGGAAAAATTTGACAAGTTAACCATGAAAATGAAAGGGTCTAAACATGGAGCCTCTAAAAAAACTAATCCCTCAAGTCCTGAAAGATTTACCAAAACCGGATTCTCAGAAATCCCAGAACCAAAAAACTAAAATGACCGACAAGGAAGCCTGGGGATATGTTCAGGGTGTTGGTTTTGGAAAGATTTATTTGGAGATTGATCCAGAAAAAATCTATCCTAAAGCTGAAATTGAAACTAAAGTAGATGAGTTTAGGAAAGGGGTGGGCTTAACTTTTTCACATGACACCTTTCTTCGATTTGAAAGAGTTAATGTGAAGGGAGCCATAATTTCCGGTTCTTTGGGTACAGGTAAAACGTCTATTCTTAGTTATTTGGCATTCAAAATCATCAAGGAGTTTTCAGTCAAGGGGGACGGTTTTGAAGAGTGGCATATTCCACCTATGAATTTCATTTCGACTGGTGAATTATTTGATCTCTTTTTTGAAAAAGAGAAAGAACGGATTGATGCCTTGCGATCTTCAAATTGTCTGTTTTTGGATGATTGGGGCAGGGAATATCAAACAGACTTTCCCCTAAGCAAGTTTGAGAATTTCATTGAATATCGTTACGCTAATCTTCATACGACACTTATAACCACAAACATAGCTCCTGTTGATTTGCCAAAGAATCCGAAATGGAGCCGGATTGTAGACCGGTTTAGAGATAAAAAATGGATGGACATAATTGAGATAAAAGGTAAAAGTATGAGAGGTTAAAAACCCAATAAATAGAAAGGTCAGGGTGATCTCTATGGCTGTATGGATGTAGATGCTTTGTCTCGTTAACAGGCTTCACAGAAACTAATGACAAAACTAAAGCCCCCGACCTAAGAAGCGGGGGCTTGAAAAAAGCGGGGATGGAAGAATAAGTGACCTTTGAGAAAAAAGTTTTTGATCCTTTTTTGTATCAGCAATACGATGCAAAAGCCAAACAGAAATTGAAAGAGTATCTTGAGAATAGGGGCTATCAAGTTGTGGAATGTCCTTTTGGTCAGTATGATGTGGACTTGGGAGCGTGGAACAAGGAGAAAACCGTGCTTTTTGATGTAGAGGTAAGGCCTCTATGGGAAAGCGGTTCTTTTCCGTTCCCAACCATTCACCTACCCTGTCGCAAGGAGAAATTTACCAATCATCTATTTCCTGTATTTTTCGTAGCCTTCCGCAGGGACTTAAAAAGATTTGTGTCGATACCGGATATTAATCTTAGTAAAAAAATCGTTGTCAAAAATAAGTATGTCGCCAATGGGGAGAGGTTTTTTGATGTCCCGATTGAGCAATGCCGAGAGATAATATTAGAAGGAAATTAAATGAGAGAAGAAGATTTAAAACTAAGAAAAGAGAGGGAAGATGATGAAAGTTACACATGTCGGTTATATAGATGAGCAGGTATTGATTGATCTTAAACATAGCAAGAAGGAAGGTTCTTATGTGGTTCACCTAAAGAAAAGCAAATATATTAGGAACCATAAGGGTTCTTTCAAAAAGGGAAATGTAACCGTAACGTGGGATTGAGGTTATAAGGAATGACGAAAGAAAGTTCTTGACAAGATCAAATAGGTGACGTATTTAAGATTGAGACGCTGAACTTAATGTAAAAGAAATACATAGAGATCAGCGTCTCTTTGTTTAAGAAGCCCCAGTAACCAAAAGGACGCTGGGGCTTTTTTTATTTTACAAAAGTAGACCATTATGAGACTTACCAAAAAACACATTGATGTTGCCAATGAGTTGGCTCTTGGCAAGTTATCTATGGAAAAAATAGCGGACAAGCACGGCGTCCGTAGTCGCCAAACCATTTATGATTGGTTGGGACATGAAGAGTTTAGTGACTTTCTGGATCAGATTGAAAAGAAATATAAGCGGATGGCTTTGTGTGTGGCTGGTCGCTGGGCAACTGAAGCGGTTAAAAGGTTAATCGTAAACTTTACAGAAAAAGATTGTGATCCAGAGGTGGCTCGTAAGTCAGCGATGGATTTGTTGAATATAGCAGGATTGAAAGTAGATAAAGTTCAAGGAGAAGGTTTTGAAAATAACACAGTCGTTATCATCCGCTCAGATGGCGACGAGATCAAGGCTAAAGATAAAAAAACTAAAGAGTTTTCAGGACGATTTCGTCTTTAGCAAATCCCAATATCCCGCAATGATAGCTGGGTGGGGAACGGGCAAGACGATGTGTGCTATCTTGCGAGGTCTCCTCTATTCGAAATTGATTCCCAATAACGCTGGGATCATTTTTAGAAAGGAATTTACTGATCTTCGTGACTCTACCCTCAAGGACTTTAAAACACTTACAGGCATCCCAGTAAACAGCCAAAGAAATGCAGTCCTTCCCAATGGCTCCGTAATCATGTTCCGTCACATTGAAGAGTTGAATAATATTCAAAACATAAATCTTGGTTGGTATTTTATTGAGCAAGCGGAGGAGCTTCCGACCGACACTGAGTTCTTTCTCTTATGGGGAAGATTCAAGGAAAAACTTCAGCCCACGCAGGAATTTATTGATTTGGGTTTGCCCATGCATAGTGGTTTTATCACAGGTAATGTCAAGAGAGGTCAGACTTGGATTCGAAGTTTGTGGAAAGACGATCCCAACGCTAAGTCAAATGGTTTTGATTTAATTGAGGCTATTACACACGATAATATTGACGTGCTTTCAGAAGACTATCTGCAAAGGATTGAATTGTTGAAAAAAATAAAACCCAATCTTTATAGGCGTTTCATTTTGAACGATTGGGAGGCTGCTGAGGAAGATAAGTTCTTTCACCGAGAGTGGTTTGAGATTGTGGATGCAAGCCCGGTGTTGGTAGAAGAAATTAGATATTGGGATCGTGCAGCGACCGAAGCCCCAAAAGGCAAGGAGGTTGATGCCTCATGGACTGCGGGACCCAAGTTGGGTGTGGATGGACGGGGAGTTTACTACATCACAGATATGGTTAGGTTTCAAGGTTCACCACTACGAGTTGAGGATACAATTAAAAATGTTACTTCACAAGACGGACACAAAGTAACTGTCGGTATTGAGCAGGATCCAGCACAAGCGGGAAAATCGGAGGCGGAACGCTATGTTCGGCTTTTGGCGGGATATAACGTGATTCTTAATCCTGTTCGGGAATCTAAGGGTTTGCGAATTACACCGGTAATCTCTCAAGCGGAAGCAGGTAATGTTAAGCTTGTTCGTGGGGTTTGGAATGAAGCTTTCTTGAGGGAAGCTGAAAATTTCGATGGATCAAAAGAATGTGTTTCTGATCAGATAGATGGTATTAGTGGCGCATTTCATCTTCTAACATCACACAAAACAGCTGGTGCGTGGGGTCGTTGACAATAAAAAAAGGGAGATTGATTGGTGGCTGAAAAGAAAACCGCAAAGAAGCAAGCTCAAAAAAGAAAACCGATGAAGGTGAATGAGGTTAAGCAGGCACTTATGGCTCTTTCGGCACTCACAGTACGGGCGGATATAGCGTCTCGGCTCGGCAAATCCTTCGGCGATGACAGGGACATTTATACGGCATTGGGTTACAAGAAACAGCCGACCTACAAAGATTATGTGGCAAAATACAAAAGGCAGGACATAGCCAGAGCGGCAGTCGATAAGCCCGTAGGTGTGTCTTGGAACAAGCAACCACTTATCACTGAATCGGCTAAGGAAGAAACCGATTTCGAGAAAGGTTGGGTATCTCTGGTAAAAAGGTTGCGAATCTTTCATTTTCTATCTCGGGTTGATCGCTTAGCTTCAATCGGTTCGTATGCTGTGCTTTTGCTTGGCTTTGACGATGGGGGTACACTTGAAACAGAGGTGACATCAGCTAAGGGATTGTTGTATCTCACACCCTATGCCCAAGATAATGCCAAAATCAAAGAATATGAAAACGACCCGAAAAACGAACGGTATGGATTACCCAAAGAATATACGATCAACATGAAGTCTACTGGTGGTGTTGAGGTGGGTGTGTCATCCAAGGGGGTTCATTGGAGCCGGATCATTCATGTTGCAGAGGATCTACTGGAAGACAATGTAGAGGGAATGCCCAGGCTTCAATCAATCTTTAATCGTCTCCAGGATCTCGATTTGATTGCAGGGGGATCTGCCGAGATGTTTTGGCGTGGTGCGTTTCCTGGTTTAGCATTCAAAGCTGAGGAGGGTCGGTCACTTCTAGGTCAGGATTTGACCGATCTCAAAGATGAGCTCGAGGAGTATATGCACGGTCTGAAACGATATTTACGGTTGCGTGGTATCGACATTCAAGAACTGAAACCACAAGTTGCCGACCCATCGAATCATATCTCAGTGCAGATAGATCTGATTGCGTGTGCGTTGGATATTCCAAAACGGATACTTCTTGGGTCTGAACGGGGAGAGCTGGCATCAACCCAAGATGAAAGGGCGTGGCTTAAGTCTATTGAAAAAAGACGCACAGATTACTGCGAGCCAGTGATTTTGCGTCCACTGGTTGATCGATTAATAAGTATAGGAATACTCTCAAAGCCAAAGGAAGAATATACTGCTGTGTGGCCAGACCTTCTGGTTTCCAGCGACAAAGATATTGCTGAGGTTGGAGTGGCACGATCTAAGGCGTTAAAAGATTATGTTGAGGCTATCGGTGCACAGGACATTCTTCCACCAAGCATATTTCTCCAGAAGATATTGGGTTTAACACAAGAAGAGTTAGATCAGATAGAGCTGATTCAGACATCAACACAAAAACAAACAGATGAAGACTAACATAAAGTAATTTAGAGGAACGTCTTTATGACTGAACCGATCACTTTCACACAGCTTTTAGTCTTTGGCGGATTCATCCTTACTTTGGTGGGTCTTATAATTAAGATAGGCTGGTCGGTCTGGCGGATAAAGAGGAATGACTTTGGTGAGTTCATTAAAAAAGATGAGTTTGAGGGACTTGAGAAAACGGTCAACAGAATAGATAAGGCTGTGGCGGTTTTAGCTGAACGCATAAAAAGTCAGGGCGAACAAATTGATTCACTTTTTAGATGGAAAAACTCAAAATGAAATGGCAAAATTATCTCATGCAGTTATGCGATTTTCTAAAGTGGGGTTGGATGCTTTTAGATGATGTCGTATGGTTCTTTTTTTAAATAGAGGGAAGGATGGAGTGAAACTAACAAGGGAAAAAAAACAAAGAATACAGATCAAGGACACAGACCAAGACCTGATAACGAAAAGACAGGCAAAGGAAGCTATTTACAACGCAGAAAACTATCAGAGCTTCGGGGAGTTTTGTGAGTGTGGTGAATTTGATGCTATTGACAAACTACCCCCGATGTCTATTAAGCAAACCAAAAAGAAGGTGAAAAAGGAATAATGGTCAAAGGTCTCATTGACATCACAGACAAACAGATCACGCTTGCACAGAAAGCCATGCTCGATATTCAGAAAGCTAAAGATTCTGGTGAAGTAGGTGAAGGGATGGCTAATATTCTTATAACTACACAGAGGACTATGGTGCAATTAAATATATTGGAATCTCAGATTCTGAAGGAGGTGAAAAAGAAAGATGCTTAAAAAGGTGTTAGACTGCATCCTTGATAGAATAAGAGCATTTAAGAATAGAAATAGTGAATGTGGCACTATCTCTGCTAATTTTATAATCTATAAGGAGGTGAAAAGAAAATGAAGAGGTTAATTATTTTTGTAGTGCTTTTGCTCTTTGCCGTTTCGGTGACACAGGCGGAAACCATCATTTATGGTGGTGGGCAGTTCTTGCTCAAGGGTGCAAACACCGATGAGTTCGGTGGCGGAACTGTGATCGGCTTTGGTCAACAGGTGAGCGAGAAACTGATTGTATGGGGACAATATACCGGATTCAAGACAGGTGAAGACGTTAGTGTCGACAATGGATTGATCGGTTTCTCTGTAAATACCGAACAACTCATTGTCCCGTTGCGGGCTGGTCTTTTCCTCACGGTCGAAGGCGGACTTGGCAAAGTCGAAGATGAGAAAGTGCAGTTTGCCAGTCTGACCAATGCTGGTTTCTACTCCGACTTTTCCGAGACTACGAGACTATGGGTGGGTGGTGGATACTCGAACACCGGCAAGGTGAGCGTCTATTCGGTCGAAGTCGGACTGTCTATGGCGATAGATTGGTAATAAGGAGGTGAAAAATGAAACTTAAAGCTCTTAATCATTTTTTGGGCTTGCGGAGCTCGACTTCGATAACGGTGGTGAGTGTTCTTGCTCTTTTACTCACCATGCTTCAAGCATTGCCTGAAAGTAAATGGACGCTTTTAGCTATTGCCCTAATCAGTGCAGCCTTGGTCTTCTTTAATTCACCAGATAGAAAGGGAAACAAGTGAACATATCTAAACTGTTCGGAGTGAGAATAAACTGGGATGAGTTGAGGAAGGACGAAGTTCAAGATGGATTGGCTGAGTTGTGCGACAAGACCTTCGTCTTTGAAAAGACGGTTGGTAGAATAGTCGAGAAGAAGGACAAGGCGTTCTTCAAGGAACTGATAAAGTCACTGGTTGGGCGAGCTACCAAAGAGCCAGACTAAAAACCACCCCGTCTTTGACCTGAACCCCCAACGGCGGGATTATTGAGGCTCAACAGGTCACGTGACAAGTCTGGGTTGATATCCGGTTTAATTCGATCTATCAACCAGGCTAAGGGCACAGTCGTTAGGCTCGGACTAAAGGCTGTGCCCTGAAAAGGAAAATATGAAGACCCTAATAAAAGTCTCCCTGATTCCAGTTATGATAGTTTTTTGTTTTTGGTTTTGGATAAAATCTCTCTTTTGTAGAGATTATTATTTCTCGTTTAGTCCTAACTGGTTATGGGGTTTGGCTAACTGGTGTTGGGAGTTTGAACCATTTCCTTAAAGTTATGTCCTGAAAAGGAGGTCTTTGTGTGGTGGATAATAGGTATTGCCCTTGCTCTTATTGTGGGTATCGTTATAGGGGTTTATCTTCTTTTACACTTTGGTATAGGCACATTGTTTAAGGTCATTTTCGGCTCCATTTTCGGTTCAAAAAAGAAAAAGAGGAAGGGGGTGAAAAGAGATGAACGCTTGGATCATAAAACACTTTCCCGTAACTGGGGAAGCCATAGTAGTTGACAAGTGGTTCGGAGGTGCCTTTGATACCACCGCATCAAAAGATTCAGCTAACAGTCGGGTTCATGCTATAGCTATGGAAGGAAAAGAGAAACAGATGCTGGATATGGCACGGGAGCTGGAGAAAGAAGAGCAGGAAAAGAAGAGTGAGTAGCTCGTTAGTTTGAACGGGAGGTTTTATGTCTGATAAAAAGTCCCCTAAGAGAGTTCAGGACAAAGACAAGAAGCCTGTTTCTAAAAAGCTATGGAATGGTATTCGTAATGTTGGGATGATTGTAGCTATCCCCATAAATTTCGTTTATCACTTTATATATCACTTTATAAAATTCGTGTTCAGTAAAGACTTTTGGAGGGACTAAGGGCTATGCCCCTATGAGAAAAAAATGAGTATTGTTAATGTTATGATGAGGTGTCTTAAATGTGGTTGGATTGGTGCGGTTTTAGATTGCGAACCCGATGTTGATGGAGATGGTTCGTTGGGTTGTCCAAAATGTTTGGCGATATGCCAAGAACTATGCGATCAATCCTTCAGATATAATTAAGGTATTATTGAGGGCTATGCCCTGAAAGAAAGGATTAATGGACAAGAAAAATAAATGGATAAAATGTGATAAGTGTGGGGAGATTCACTGGCGGTCGGATCAATCTCAAGAAGATTTGAAAAAAATAAAAGCTCAGGGAGCTTGTTATGAGGGGGCCATTAAAGATTTTTGTCCAAAATGTAAGGTGATAACTTGGCATGAATTGAACGATCTGAAAGATTTAAAATGGTGTCCCCATTGTGGAAATACGCAATTTATAAAGATGGACAAAAAGACTGATGTGAAAAGTTACCATGGCTCTATGGGTTTTGAAGGATGGAAACAAATTAAATCTTTTGAGTTAGAATGCACTCGTCCGAATTGTCATCCAAGGTTTGTTTATAATCTTCGCTCTGGAAAAATTACGGAAAGGAAAAGATGAATGAGAAAACACGCTAAGTATCTTATGCTAAGGGTTTTACTTTTAGCCGGCATCTTCGTTGTGGTGGCGGTGGTAATAGCGGTTCTTAGTAAGTGAAAGACTGTGCATTGAAAGGAAAAATGAAAAGGTTAGCAGTTATCAGTTTGCAGTTGGCGGTTCTTGTGTTTTTGATTGGTGGGCAGGCTTGGGGTGCTTGGAATCCTGTGGGGTTCAAGATATGGCAGGATTCGGAAGTTGATACCCTGTTTCGGAAACGTATAGGTGGAGACATAGCCAACTATCAGAAGGTAGACTCAAGTTGGACGGCTATAAAAAACAATTGGATTACGATAGAAGATACCCTGCACACGAATCGCAATGCTTTACTCAAAACCGATGTAAATGATAAAGGGCAATCCTTTATTACTTTAAAATATGAGGGCGAGATTTATACGGTAGCACAGCGTTTGATTAAACTGATTTGGCTAAAGACTGATACTTGGGATTGGATTAATGTCGTTGATGGCGTCACTTGGAGCACGCCTTTAGTTGCTGATGATAAGATTAGCTGGACGAACGTATTTCCTGGGGTGGATTATAAAATTCAGAAACGCAACGCTTCCGTTGCACATGGGTTATTTTTCAAGAAAGCCTTTCTTGACTCAGCGGTGAAACTTTACAACCAAAGAGCAGATAGCTTAACCATAGCTTTGGGTAATGTGATTGCCTACGAATTGGTTAATGTGGACGATGCCGATTCCGCTATCGGGAACGTGGAGTGGCGAAAGCTGAAACAACTGGGCGGGTATATTTTTCAGTTATCTAAACAGGCTGTCCATTTTCCTGGCTCTGGGAGTCTATCTACGTTAGGAGTCAAACAAAGATGGATTAAGAAGGCGGGGAAGCTATACTGTGTGGAATATGTGATGATGAAAAGAATTAAACAGATACATGAAACCTATCCTGATTCGGTGATTTGGCATAATGATGTGGCGAAGATAACAGGCACCACCAATATAGAGGATGCCACGATAAAATCTGGAGTTGATGCAGATAAGAATTATGGTGATATGAGCAACGATGATCTCACTATCAGTGCTCAACAATTTATAGTAATTCGAGTCAAGAATGTTGCATCTGAGTTAGGTGAGAATGCGACCATAAGTGCTTGTGTTTGTTCTGTATATTGCATTACTGAGGTTGCTGGAAACAAAACTATCCGTGCTTATCGAGTTTTCAAGCCCTGGGTTGAGGGCACACAAAACGGGGGAACTAATGAACCTGGGGCAACTTGGAACGATTGGGATAATGACGATTGGGAATGGACAACGGGTGGTTGTGGGAGTGCAGACGACGGAGGAAGCGATAACAGCGGTGACGGGACTGGTGCCGATAGAAAAGCAACCCAAGAGAGTTCTCAGGGAGTCAATTCGACCGGTTGGTTTGTCTGGACTATCAGTGCCGATTTAGCACAGGATTGGTATGATGGCTCGGCAAACGAGAATGGTATTTTATTGTATACATCAAGCGGTGGAACTTCACTCTGGCGTGGCAGTGAGAATAGTATAGGTCTTCAACCCCATTGGACTTTTACATATACGATAGCGGGGCCGGCAGAAGGTCAAGTAATCATTGTTGATTAGGGAGATTTGTTGATGAAAAGACATATATGGCGGGGCATAAAGATGATCTTGGTTTTAGCCTTTATTGGCATTGTATTTTGGCTGGTGAAACCGGACTGCGTGAAGGAAGTTCAAGGACAGGTTCAAGGTCCAGTTACGGGATTGACTAATCAATCGGTTAAAGGGGTTCACGTAGATTCAACCTCTGAAGATATTGTCTTTCAGGATGGATTCAGAGGCACCTCTGAGACCGATGACAGTATGTTTATGACTAAAAAATATATCGACGATGCAGCGGGAGGTCTGACTGCCCAATCAGTCAAAGGAGACCATGTAGATTCAACTTTAGAGGATTTCGTATTCAATGACGCTTTCAGGATTACCTCTGAAATTGATGATAGTATGCTTATGAGCAAGAAATACATTGATGATGCGGCTGGGGGTTTAACCGCTCAGTCAGTCAAAGGCGATCACGTGGATTCTACTTCAGAAGACTTTGTCTTTAACGATGCCTTTAGAATTACATCTGAGGAGCCAGAAAGCATTTTTATAACAAAGAACCATACTGAAAAAACAATACATGATTCATTGGATGATAATTGGGCTGCTTTCATAGCTGGGGATGGGGATGCTTCTGAGGCAGAGATCAATGATTCTTTATGGGCACATCTGGATGATACTTCGGCGGTATTGTGGACAGCGATAAATGAGACAACTTGGTACGCTTTGGATGCTATTGGGGATACAGTCTGGGCACACTTGGACGATACGAGTGCCGTTCTGTGGGGTGCCATTACGGATACCTGTTGGTTAGTTAGGCAAAATACTTCTGATACTTTGTGGGCACATTTAGACGAAAGCACGGCAGTATTATGGACAGCCATTCATGATACGATGTGGACTAACTTAGATGAATCAACGGCGGTTTTGTGGGTAGCTATCACTGATACTTGTTGGCTGGTTCGTCAGGGTATTTCGGACACCCTATGGGCTCATCTTGACGAATCGACCGCTGTTCTATGGGTGGCAGTTAAGGATACGGCATGGATGCTAAGAGGAGCTATTAACGATAGTATTTGGCAACACCTTGACGATTCTACTGCTGTTTTGTGGACAGCACTTACCGATACCTCGTGGATGTTGAGGGATGTCATTAGTGAAAGCCTATGGGCACATTTAGATGACACAAGTGCAGTGTTATGGACAGCCTTGACAGATACTTCTTGGATGCTCAGGGATGCCGTACACGATACCACATGGGCACATCTGGATGAGTCCACAGCCGTCTTGTGGACTGCTGTTCATGACACAGCCTGGATGTTAAGAGACGCAATACACGATTCACTTTATGCCGGCACTCTAACTAAGTCTTTTGTAATTCAAGATCCTGCCGACACCCATGACTTTCCTTTCTGGATGACCCCTAGTGCAATCACACTGGTAGCTTGTAACGGAGTTTGTATCAATGGCACTAACGTCGTTGGTTGTCTGATGGAATACGATAATGATGCCGCTAATCCAGTGGTTTGTAATAGCTCAGACTGGACGTTCACCACAGGTGAAGAAAGAACCACATCGCTTTCCAATGCCTCGATTGACGCAGGAGATTATCTGGGATGGAAGACCACATCGGTAAGTGGTGAGGTGGACTTTCTCACCATAACCATTGAATATACCCAACAATAGGGAGTTTAATATGAAAAGATTCCTTTGTTTGATATGTATCATCTTATTGTCTTGCCGTTTAACATGGGCACAAGCTTACGGTGAATCCGAAGCAGGCACTCAGTCATCAGTGACCTATACCCATGAAGCTGATTGTGACAGTGCCCATATTGACTTCGGTTATGATGGGGATGGTGGTGCAGATTCGCTAAACTTTTATGTAACCGTAGACTTGCTACCTTGTTTCTCCGGTGATGGCACAATCCTAACGGGAGAGGGTCTTGAATTAGATTCCATCGGGGGACACGTATTCAAGGTAACTTATTTTTTGGCTGATGGTGATGCGGTGGCTGATGGCTATGTTGCGGGTCTTTGGTTGAATAAAAACCCAAGTTCAGGAGATACGATTCAAAGGGAAGCTTCCACACATGGAGCAACAGACGTAGCCACGCTCTGGGGAGACACCCTTAATCAACTCTTAATTACGGTGGACAGTATAATTACTGCATCAGGATTCGATGCGGATACTACCCTACTTACCTTTTTACGTTATATCAGAAATAATCAGAGTGACTATAAAGCAACGGGGTTCTCGACTCACGGTGCTTCTGATGTAGCTACTCTGTGGGGTGATACACTCAATCAGCTTTTAGTTACGATAGATAGTGTCATCGCCGCCACTGGTTTTGATCCAGACAGCACGCTTTTGGCATTTTTGAGGTACGTCCGAAACAATCAGGCAGATTATAAGGCTACGGGATTTTCAACCTTCGACCATACTTCAGATAACGTTACACTGGTAGACTCTTCGGCAGGAGATATATCAATAGCCGCCAATCGTGTAATTGATTTCACCTACTTCTGGGGAGCCTGTGATGAGTGTTATTTTAGAGCTTACCCTGAAGGCGGGCAGGCGAACAAAGATAGTCTTATTATAATAGACCCTTCATTGGGAGCTGATAGCTTAGTTGCAAAGATAATCTATAAGCATGGGACGGTCTCTGCGGTTTGTGATACTGCTTATTTTTATAAATCTCCGTGGTGGTAATCTTTTGAGGAATTATGCCAAGAGATAAAAGATTCAGAGGTGAACCCAAGCCATTCGATTGGAGATTTCAGCCAGGTGAGAGGGTTGTGCCCGAGGTTGTATTGCCCGCCGGAAGAACGGTTATTGTTGCGGCTGAAGATCGGATGTTTACCGTTAAGCAGGAAAATAGGGTTATTTTGGTGAATGAGGAAGATCGTATTATAACAATAAGCCTGTGAAATAAACATGGCAACACAATCTCAGACTTTTAGAAAAGACCCACATGCGAAGCTGGACTATGGGTTCGATTGGTTGGATTGGCTGGTATCCGGGGAAACGATCACCGATAGCACGTGGACTGTTCCAACAGGTATCACGAAGGTATCAGATCAACGGGGTGACGATTCGGTGATAGTGTGGCTTTCAGGTGGAACGGCAGGAGAGAGTTATACGATTGCATGTAAGGTCACCACGTCGGATAACCGGATAGACGAGAGATCATTCGTGGTGCAAGTGGAGAACAGATGACACAAATTATTCCTTTACATGACGGTTCTTATCTTATGTCAAAGAATCAAATACCTCGTAATTATCCGATGTTGGATTATTTGAATGCTATGCCAACGGTAAACACCGCTTTCCGAACCGATCCCACCCGGACAACTATGTTGCGGGGAAGGTTCGTTCAGCAGATGAATCGGCGGTTCGGTGAGCTCAAGAAAGACATCCGTATCTCTATCGTAGACAATGATTGTTTCGGGATTCAACCCGATGTGCTGGGTGCCTTATCTCCCATTCTGAGAAAGGCTTATGAATTCAAAAGAACTCCGGAGAAGGTTCGATTATTTATGAGGTGGCTGGAGGAACAAGAAAGATTGGGTATACTGGAGATCATCATACGTCCAGGAGTGCATGTTGGCATTGAGACCGCTTGGACTGACGTGTTTATAGATTCAGCCTACTCTCAGGGGATGCGCCGGGGACGGATAGAGCTTCGTCACAAGGGTTATGCCGTTCCTACCTTTGAGCAGGTGTCGGGGGGAATTGGTGCAGTGATGAGCCAACCGTATCATGTCGACAGGATCGGTGCGATATATACCCGTACCTACGAAGACCTTAAATCGGTTACCCAGGTTATGAATGCCCAATCTCGTCGTCTGATTGCCGATGGTCTGACCACCGGACTCGCCCGGGGATTAGCAGATGGGAAAAATCCACTGGTCATTGCCCAGGAGCTGGTCAAGGATGTGGCTAACAGG